GAAAGAATACTAATAATAAAAGAATAATAGTAATAAAAGAATATATATATAAGGGCGAAAAGTTTTTGGAAACATATTCTGACTTTAAGAACATGAGAAAAGACATTAAAAAACCAATGACAGAAAGAGCAGAAAAGATACTTTTGAATAAGCTTAAGAAACTGACTGATGAAAATAATGAGGAACTTGCTATAAAGATTCTTGAACAATCAATACTAAACAACTGGCAGGATATATATCCGCTGAAGGAGGTAAATGATGGAAACGGAAGTAACGGATATAAAAAATCTTATCAATCAAAGAATGACAAACATAATCAAAAAACGGACAGAACAAACGACGGAAAAAACTGGAATTAATTTTGTTGAAACTGTCGATATCAGTGGTTTGTGGAGAAAAGAAACAATAGCAAAATATAAAAAACTATCTGAAAAAATGATGTGTGATGATGATTATGAATGCAGCTTTGAAAATTCATATGCAAAGAGTAAGACAGAAAAGGCATATAAAAAATCATTTGAAAGATTTTGCAAAAATTTTGCGAATTTTAAACATGAGGGCCTCGGGATTTACATAAGCGGAGAAGTAGGAACTGGAAAAAGTCATTATACTAACTGCATTTATAACAGACTGAAAGATGATTTCATTGTGTACAAAACAAGCATAATGACTTTATTTGATGAAATAATTGAGACATTTGGAGAGAAAACCGCGACTTCATTTCTGCGTGAACGATTAGGAGATGCGGAACTGATTATAATCGAAGATTTAGGAAATGAATCAATCAAGGACTGGGGAAAACAGAACTTATATTTCATAATTGACTTTATTTTCAGAGAAAAGAAGTCAGTAATAATAAATACTAACCTTACAGATAAGCAGATGGAAGAATTTCTTAAAATTCTTGGAAGCAACAAGCTTCTTTCGAGACTGCAGTGCAAATGTAAATATTATAAATTTGACTGGGAAGATAGAAGAATTGGCATGTATAAAGAAGAAATTGAGAAGTGGTATTGATGGCAAAAGTCAGATTATTTTATCGGCAGGTATGGGATGAAAACGGAAATCTTCATGAAATTAAAACTGCATCTGAAGAAGAATTAAGTAATTTCATGAAGAGGAACGGGGGAACAGTAAGTGGGTACAATCAAGGAAGTAGAATGGTACCTGAAAGTAGATTGCAGCATTGCATAGACAATGTGAGCATTGAAGATTTGATGACTTTGAAGAAGAATGAAGATGACAAAGAAAAATAAAAGAATTTTTATTAGGAGGATAGATGCGGAAATATACACATTGGACCATAGGAGAAATAGAGGATTTGAAGTATCTTAGAACTGTTGAAAAACTTAGCAATAAAGAAATCGCAGAAATTCTCGGAAAAAATGTAAGAGCTGTAGCTACATGTTCTTACTGCTATGGAATTAAAATAAGAAAACCGTGGGGACAACAGGATGTGGAATTATTAAAAAAGTTTGTTTTTGACACTTCTTTCAAAAAAAAAGAAATTGCGAGGAAGTTAGGAAGAAGCGAGAAAGCAATAGCAGAGAAAATGGCAGAAGTGCTTGGAAGCTTCAGCCTAGCAAAACTCAGAAATGAAAGTTTTTTGAGCAGAGCAGGAACTAAATTTACAGAAACAGAAATAAAGTTTCTACAGAATTTTTACTACGTAAAAGGTGCAAAGGAATGTGCAAGCACACTTAAAAGAACAATAATCTCAGTCAGAGGAAAAGCAAAAATACTGAGAGAACAGGGAGTTGAATTTAAAAAGCAAATTGTTTAAGAGAATGGCATAATAAAAAGGAGCTGATAGAAATTGAAAATAAAAAATTTAACAGCAGAAGATGTAAAGTTTCTGAAAGAACTGAAACATGAATTGAATACACAGGATAACAGAATGACTGCAAATCCAAGATTTTATCAGATACAGCATGATAGGTTTGTTCCGTCAATTGATGGGGATGGAAACTATTTTGAAGCAGTCTGCGATGGAGAAAGTCTTGGAATATACGCATATGATGATAAAGGTTTGGAAGAACTCAAAGATACATTGTTTGCTTACTATGAGAATGCAGAAGAAATCAATTCGTTAACTTTAGATGAACTGGACAATGATTCATTAGATTTAAAGTGTTATGGTGGAGACTATGAACATGTGTATCTAAATGCGTTTCTAACTGAAAGGGCCTGCAAGGAACATATAACAGCAAACAGGCATCATTATGAAAATCCAGTTGATTATCTAAGCTATGGCTTCAGAAATCCTGAACTGGAAAAGATACTGGAAATATTATCAAAAATTGAAATTACGGAGGAAAAGGAATGAGCTTAGAATTTTTAGAAAGTGTTGAATGCAAGGGGAAAGTGATAAGGGGCAAAATACACAATTATGAAGTATATTTACTAGCTAAAGATGTGACAGATCTGTTTGGATATAAAAATGGTAAAAATACAGTCAATAAAAAAGTCAGCAAAGAAAATATACTAAAATTTCCATTGGATGGAGTAAATGGAAATCAGTATAATCTCATAAATATCAAGGGAGTAAATGAATTATTAAACAGTGAGATAAAACTGGTTGATAGAAAGCAGAAAAAAGAAATCATTGAAGTTCTTGAAGGAGTGATTGACTTTCTGCAAAGAAAAAATGATTTTCTAATGGCTGAAAGAAACTTTGTATGGTTTGAAAGTGAAAAAGAAAAAAGGAAATACATGGAAAAAAATAAAAAGCCTTTCTGGAAAAGATTTCTAGGAATATAAGGGGGCCTTACTGATGTCAGTTAAAATGATGAGCTGGGAAAATCAGAAATTGATTTACTGGTTTATAGACTGCTTTGCTTATTATTTAGCTGATAAGGATATCAGCAATTTATCCAGCAAGGAAAAAACTGGAATATCAGATTATTACAGATTTCAGTCAAAAGAAAAGTTAAAGAAGCTTTACATAAGAGCGAGTGGAAAGAGCTTGAAAGGATATGAGCCTTTTAAAAATCTGAATGAAAAGCTGGAGAAAAAAATAATTGAGATTTTAGAAAAAAAATACACCAATAAAAACAAGGCTAAAATAATATTGGATATGTTAATGAAATTTGTAGTTGAAGAAATGCAGTTTTTATTGATAAAGCTGGAAGGGACTTTCAGCCTTGCTTTAAAACTTGTAACAAATGAAGAAGCTATAGAATTTACAAATTTTTTGTTTGATTATTTTATGCATAATGAGATCCCTATGTGGAATCAGATGCATGAGCTTTACAGGAAGCAGAACAATAGAAAATGGGTCTATTGGATGCTTAAAAAGAAAATATGTGTCATAACTGGAAAGCCAAATGCCCAGCTGGCACATATATCAAAAAGTGCCGGAGCTTTAGGAGGATATAGATTCGATGAAGGAATCGGAAACTCTTATCTTCCACTTTCTCCAGAATGGCATCTGGGAGTAGATCATGGAGTAGGCGGAGGAAGAAAAAAGCTAATGGCAAAGCTTAGGGAAGTTTACGTTGAGCCTTTTGAAGTAAAAACTTCAGAAGAGGTAAAGGAACTAAAGAAAGTTTATCCTGGACATTTTAGAGCCTTTAAGGAAGAAAGAAGGAATAAATCATGAGCGTTCAAAGCAGAATTAGGAAAATAGAAAAGAAAAAGGGAATGTACAAAAGAAGAAAAGAAGATATTATAAAATGCAAACTCAAAAAGCAAGAAAAAGAGAACTAAGTGTTGAAGAAATGATTAAAAGAATGCAATTTGATGTATAAATGGAATGGAGTGAAAAATAAATGACTTGTTATGAAGTTTTGAAAATAGTATCAGAAAAGGACAAAGATTGTTTAGAAAATGTGAAAAATGTTCTGAATGATGCATTGGATGGAAGCAAATATTTTAAAGTCAAGGAAATAAAATTTTTATCAGATAGTATAAAAATAGAATTTGAAAATGAACTTAGCTATGAAGAAAGAGATTCTGAAGATGGAAAAACTAAGACAAGCTTTGATATTGAAAAGTTAGGATTAAAAGGTAAAGAAATGGATAGAATGCTTTTTGAGAGTAAATATATTATGAATGCAATAAGCAATATAAAAAAACAAATTTTAGAACAGGTAGAAATAGTAAAAAAAGGAGCGAATAATGATTGAAATATTGCATGGAGATGCACTTGAAAAAATAAAATTGCTAAAAGATAAAAGCATAGATTGCATAGTGACATCTCCACCTTACTGGCGATTGAGAGATTATGGGAATGAAAAACAATTGGGTATTGAAGAAACACCAGAAGAATTTATAAATACTTTATGTGATTTCTTTGACAATTGTTGGAAAGTTTTAAAAAACACAGGAACATTATTTGTAAATCTAGGAGATAGTTATAGTAACAGCAACATAATAAGTACGATAGGAAGAAGAGGATTTTATAAGGGGGATAAACCTGATAAAATCTTGAAAAAAGAAAAATGTATTGCAAGGAAAAAATCATTAGTAGGAATACCAGCTATGTTTATGCTTGAAATGATAAAAAGAGGATGGATATTAAGAAATAAGATAATATATCAGAAATCAAATGTAATGCCAGAGAGTGTAACTGATAGATTTTCTAATGATTATGAAGAATTATTTTTCTTTGTAAAAAATGAAAAATACTATTTTAAAAAGCAATATGAACCTTATGCAGAGAAAACTCTTAATGCATTTAAAAACGGGAAAATACCTCAGTCACATGAATATTTGAAAAGTGGACAAAGTAAAATTGCAATGAGAAATAATAAAAATTGGCTTGCAGTTGTAAGTGAAAAGGGAAGAAATATGAGAACTGTATGGAAAATAGGAACTGTTGGAATAAAAGAATCTCATTTTTCAACTTTTCCTGAAGAACTTGTAAAAAGGTGTATATTGTCAGGCTGTCCTGAAAGAGGAATAGTACTTGATCCTTTTTTAGGATCTGGTACAACTTTAAAAGTTGCAAAAAAGTTAAATAGGAGTGGGATAGGGATAGAGTTAAATTGGAAATATATACAAATTGCTAAAAACAGAATCGGAAATGACTTATTTAATGAGATACAGATAAAATAATATTTA